GGGCGGCGTGCTCGGTGAAGAGTTGGGCGGCGCGGGCAACCTGCACTGGATCGCGTCCGGCGCGTCCGGGCCGCCGATTCTTGGCGATCGAGCGTCGTAGGGCTGTGGCGATGGTGTGGGCGCCGCGTGGCCAGTCGGTCCCATCGAGTAGCGCAGCTTCGTCGATGGCCGCGGCTTCCATTTTGCGCAGGTGCTGCTGGAGGGAGTCGGCCGCAACGCGTTCGAGCGCGCCGAGCCGGACGCGGCCCAGCGCGGTGGCGCTGATTCCCTGCCGCTGCGGTGCGTCGGGTTGTTCTCCTGAGCGGGCGACGTGGTGCATTGCGTTCATCTCGAATCGCGTCACCTTGCCTTCGTGGAAGGTCAACGTGAACAGGTAGCCGGCCACCTCGGGTGTGTCGTCCACGAGATCGACGATGCCCTTGACGAGGTCGCCGCCGACGAGCCTTACAGAGTTCTGTGACATGGATTGTAGAATAGTGGAAACCTAACGAGACTGTCCAGTAATCAGACCCGTACTCAGTGAGAGGTAGACGAGTGTGGATGAGCTACTGACCAAGGACGACATCGGTCGAGGCGTGGCGCTATCGGCGGGAGGGCCCGATTGGCTTCCGCGTCGGCCGCCACGTGCGCTATCGGCGTGCCGACGTCGAGTCGTGGCTGGCCGAGCAGGTCGAGGCCGAGCGTCGACTGAGGGCGTCGTGAGGGGCCAGCCGCCTGACCCCGGACGCGCCAGCGCCGCCGGGGTGGTGGCCTGCTCTGCCCGTAGGAGGCCCTGTGGACGTGCTGGAGGCGACGGAAGCCCTCGTTGTTGTGCTCCGTACGGGTGGCCGGTTGACAGATCGTGACGAGCCGCTGGCTGAGCTGGCGTTGAACCTGGCGCGCCGGTTGATGGCGGCCGAGTCGAAGGAGGCGCCGTCGCTCGCTCGCGAGTTGCGGGCGACCTTGGAAGCCCTGCCGCCGCTGGAGGCGCCTGATGCCGACGGCGATGCTGACTGGACGGCGCCGGGGGTTGGTGCTCCCGCGGATCGGGACACCTCGAAACGAGGCTCGCGAGTCGTACGGGCATGAGTGGGCGACGGTCGGCGAGCGGCTCGGTACCCCGCCGATGCCGTGGCAGCAGCACGTAGCGGACGTCGCCAACGAGATCGACCCCGAGACGGGGGGGTTGTACTACACCGAGACGGTCCTGTCGGTGCCGCGCCAGTCCGGGAAGACGACGATCGTCGTGCTCAAGGACGTGCACCGCTCGACGTTCGTCGCCCGGCGCCTCGGCCCGCAGCGGATCACGTACACGGCGCAGGATCGGCAGCACGCCCGCCGCAAGCTTGAGCGCGACTTCGCGCCGGCATTGCGGGCGTCGAGGTCGTTCAAGGAGATCCCGACGATCTCGCGGATGCGGCCGACGAAGCCGACGGAGTGGAAGCTGTCGCTGAACAACGGGCAGGAACACATCCTGTTCGGCTCGGGCTCGTACTGGCAGATCGACACGCCGTCGGCTGAGGCTGGCCACGGCGAGACGCTTGATCAGGGCGACATCGACGAGGCGTTCAGCCATCGGACGAACGACGTCGAGCAGGCGATGGCGCCGGCGCAGATCACTCGTCGGGACGCCCAGCTGTGGGTGCTGTCGACGGTCGGTGATGAGACGTCGCCGTACCTGTACTCGAAGATGATGGCGGGTCGCGACGCGGTGCAGTCGGGTCGCGAGTCGCGGGTCGCGTACTTCGAGTGGTCGTTGCCGGGCGGGCCGTCGGAGCCGGGCGTCGATGGTCCGGCGATCGACGACGAGGATGCTTGGTGGGAGTACCTGCCGGCGCTCGGTCACACGATCACGGTCGAAGCGTTGCGAGCTCGTCTCGAAGCTGCTCGCCGCGACCCGACGCAGGGTGAGGACTACTGGTGGCGTGCCTACGGCAACCAGTGGCGCCGGCTGCCTCCGATCGAGGGTGGTGCCGTGCACTGGTCTCCCGAGGTGTGGGCGGCGGTGCAGACCTCGGACCGCCAGCCGGCCAAGCCGCTCGTGCTCGGCGTCGAGTGTTCGCCGGATCGTTCGTCGGCGGCGATCGCTCTGTACGGGGCGGGTGTCGTGAAGTTGCTCGACCCGGTGTCGGTGGCGGACCTGTTGCCGCGGGTGGTCGAGTACGCGCAAGTGTTGCGTGCGCCGGTGGCGCTGCAGAAGTCGGCGCACGCCGGCTACCTCGCAGCCGACCTCGAGGCCGCCGGTGTGAGCGTCGTCGACGTCGGGCCGGCGGAGATGGGTCGGGCGTGTGGCGCGCTCGATGTCGCTGTCCGGCAACGCCAGATCCTGGTGGTGGCGGACCCGTTGCTCGGTGCGTCGGTTGCGGCGGCTCGCACGAAGCAGCAGGGCGACGTGTGGGTGTGGGATCGCAAGCAGTCCGCCGGTTCGATCGCCCCGCTCGTTGCCGTCACGTGCGCCGCCTGGGCTGGGCGGCAATCGGCTCGCAAGTCGACGTTCGTCTACTGACCCGCTGGGTGGTGCTATGGGAATCTTCAAGCGCCGCCCGAGGGTGGACGCCGAGCCCGCGCGCGGTGTCACGTGGCCGGGCTACCCGTATGGGCCGTCGGGGCCGGGGTTCCTTGCGACGACGTCGGGTGTCAGTGTCACGCAGACGTCAGCGCTCGGGAACATGGCCGTGTGGGCGTGCCAGCGCGTCTTGAAGGCGACGATCTCAGGGCTGCCGGTCGACGTCGTGCGCGAGTCGGCGAACGGTCGCAAGACCGTGCTGGATGTGCAGCCGATGGTGGTGACGACCCCGTCGGGGCATCCGTCGATCCGCCGCCGTGCGTGGGTCGGGCAGGTCATCGGGTCGATGCTGATGGACGGCAACATCTACTGCGAGGCGTTGAACCCTGACCGCCTGGGACGGCCAACGCAGCTGGAGACGATCGCCCCGGAGAACGTGTCGTGGCGCTCCGGACGCCTGCATGTCAACGGCAAGCCCCGCAACATCTGGCCCATCGGCGACGTGTGGCACGTCCCTGCGTCGCAGTTCATGCTGCCCGGCCAGCCGTGGGCGATGTCGCCGACCGAGGCTGGCAAGACGTCGATCGGCACCGGGATAGCCGCCGAGGAGTTCGGTGCCCGCTTCTTCGGTGATGGGGCGCACCCTTCCAGCCACATCCAGGTCGATGACCCGGACTTCACCGCGGAGCAGGCCGAGGCGATCTCGAACCGGATCGACGAGCTCCACGCCGGGCGCCGCCGGGCACTGGTGACGGGCTCCGACGTCAAGATCGACAAGCTGACCGTCGACCCGAAAGACGGCCAGTTCCTTGAGCTGCTGCAGTTCGAGGTGTCGCAGGCGTGCCGTCTCTACGGGGTGCCGCCGTCGATGGTCTACGGCGTGATGGCTGGCCAGGCGATCACGTACCAGAACGTCACCGACTCGGACCTGATGTTCCTCAAGTACTCGATCGCTGCGTGGGTGGTGGACCTCGAAGAGGCGTGGTCAGAGCTGATCGCCCCGCAGCGGGTGAAGTTCAACGTCGACGCGATCCTCCGCATGGACGCCACGCGACGTTGGGAGCTGCACGACAAGCGGCTCGCGAACAAGACGACCACGGTGAACGCGGTGCGGCTTCTCGAAGACGAAGAGCCGTTCGACGATCCCGAGTTCGACAAGCCCGGCGTGCCTGGCGTCGACGGCGCCCGCCATCTGTCCGCCGCCGAGGCCGTGCAGAAGGTCTATCTCGGGGTTGGCTCGGTGGTCACTTCCGACGAGGCCCGACAGATCGTCAACCTGGCCGGCGGCTCGCTCGACATTCCTGGCGGCATCGAGAAGCCCGCCAAGCCGGTCGCTGTTGCCCCACCTCCCGCCGACGCGCAAGGGACTGCCTCATGACGCTTTCCGACAACCTCGTTCGCGCTCTCGCTGGTCCGACGGCGATGCAGATCCGCTCTGCCGGCGACGGCGGGGGAAACACGCTGTTCGGCCACTTCGCGGTGTTCAACCGGTGGACCGAGATCAACAACATGTGGGAGGGCAACTTCCTGGAGCGTGTCGCGCCGTCGGCGTTCGATGGGGTCGACCCGTCGCGCGTCAAGGTGCTGTTCGATCACGGCGCGGACCCGTCAGTCGGGTCGAAGCCGCTCGGCGTGCTCACCGACTTCCGGGCTGACGGCGAGGTCGGGCAGGCGTACTCGGCGGACCTGTTCGACGCCGGTTACGTGAACGACCTCAAGCCAGCGATCGCGGCGGGGACGATGGGCGCCTCGTTCCGTTTCTCGGTGCCCGATGGTGGCGATGAGTGGACGAAGAAGCCGGAGCGCAGCGAGTGGAACCCGGACGGGCTCCCGGAGCGCACCCTGACGAAGCTCAACCTGTTCGAGTTCGGCCCGGTCGTCTTCCCTGCCTACGCCGATGCGTCGGCGGGCCTGCGGTCGATGACGCCGGAGTTCTACGCGCGCTTGGACGATCCGTCGTTCGTGGCGTCGCTGGCCGAGCGGGTCGGTCACAACGTGGTGCAGCGGATGCTGGCCGCGAAGCGAGACATCGTGGTCGTGACGGACGACGACGCCGACGAGGGCAGCGAGTGCTGCTGCTCGAACTGCGGCGTCATGTTCGACACGGCCGTGGCCCCGGCGTGTCCGGTGTGCCAGACCCCTGCAGCGGGCGACGCCCCTGGGAGTGCCGAGATGAACAGCGCCGACGTGCCTGCCCCTCGTGGCTTGTCCCTACACGTCATGCAGCACCAGCTGCTGCTCATCCAAAGGAGTCGAGATGCTCGACCTCGTTCGTAAGAACCTGGCCGAAGCGGAGGCCCGCGGCGATGCCGCCGTGGCCGAGCTGAAGGCCATCACCGAGAAGGTGGGCGCCGAGAAGCGTTCCGCCCCCAGCCCCGAAGAGGCCGTCGCGTACACCGCGGCCGAAGAGCGGATGGCCGCCGCCGACAAGGAGGCCGACGAGCTGCGCGCTCAGGTTGCCAAGCTGGAGCGCGACGAGGCCCGTGCGGCCGAGGCCGCCAAGCGTGCCGCCCCGGTCCCCGGCACCCGCACCGATGACCCGTTCGAGGTTCGTGGCGCGATCTCGGGCGCCGATGCCCGTGCCCGCGTCCTGACCGCGATCGAGCGGTCGAACAAGTTCACCAACGACGACCACCGCGAGACGCTCGCCAAGCTCGTCAGCCAGCGTGGCACGGTCGGCGAGCAGGCTGCCCGTCTGACGCTGCTCACCGGTTCGGACGCCTACGAGCGTGGC